AAGTATAACAGAACAGACTGACAAAAGCAAATCAGGATAGTTAGTAAGGAACAAATCGGACATTTCTTAAAGGTGATCTTAAACACACTGTGAGATTAATCACAGGCTGCCCGTGCAATTTTTTGCAATAAAAAAATGAGCCGTTTACATGGACAATGCTCAGGTCCCTTGCATTTTTATTTTACATCCTTGCTGCTTGGATGTTATTAGTAGCCCCCTACTAAATATCTACTCTGTCAATTGATGATGACAAGTATTGAATTGAATCTGAATTGTAGTCAACGGTATCAAAATCAATATCGTGAATTGCATTAGTTGCTTCGTCTTCATTACGTGCATTAACAGTAATTGAATAAGTTACAGAAACTTCAACTTCAAATTCTTTTGAAAGTTCAAATCCCATAATCTCAGCAATTTCTTCTGCTTGTGATTCAGTGATTGAACCATTCTCTAGTTCTTCAAGCGTCCACTCTTGCATTGCTTCTGTAATGCGATTACGTTCTGCAGAGTCTGCATATGAACGTTGTGCTAATTTAGCATGTGATTCTTCTAGTTGTGCGATACGTTCCTTATTTGCTACAAGTGTAGTCTCTAGGAATTCTCTTGTCATATAGTGATTATCTATCATTGCTGTTTGGTCCATTGGGGGCCTCTTTCTGTAGTTGGTTTAATTTAATTATATCGCAGGGCACTGACAAATGTCAATTACCAAGATGATGAATAAGAGAATGAGAGTTTGTCAATTTCAGGTAGAGCAAAGATACGCTCTAATTGAGTAATAGTATTAGTAAGGTCACGCCAATACCACTCATCAATATCTGTACTACCAAAGAAAAATCCACTCTGTGGTGGTAGTAGGCTAGGGTCTTTATTTTCTAGTGCATGCTTACATAGTGCAAGCAATTCAATTAGTTTTTCTTGTGATACATAGTATTCACCACAATTATCTTCGCCACCTTGTACATTTTGGACAAACCAGTTATGTATCTGATTGGCTTTACGCCAGTAAGCACAAGTAACTTCTACACTTGCTCCATAAATATCTGTTGCAACATCTGACAGTTGTGTTAATTCCATTAAGTCATTAAACTTAGGATAAACTGCTTCAGGAGATGAATAAGTTAATTCATCATTTCCTTGTAGCGCTTTCCAATTAATTTTTTCTAAGTGCTTCTTAGCACTAAGGTACATGTCTAATCCCATTGGGGGCCTTCTTTCTTTTTGTTTGTTATTAATATAATTCTAGCAGAACCCACCGACAAATGCAAGCCCTCTTAAACTAGATCTGTAAGAATTGGTGTGAGAATTATCACATGCAGCACGGGCAAATCCAAGCAGTTTATTCTCATGCTCAGGAGATTACTTTTTATTTTGCGTATGTATATGTATAAGACATTTGTTGTGTTTTATATTTAGCCAAAGCATTTGCAGTTGTGACTAGTGTGTGAGCCTTTACTGCATTTTTATCTGCAAAAGATAGAATAATTTTCTTGCCTTGCTTGATTGTGAAGTTATACATTTTGTTTTCCTTTTCTTAGTGGTGGGTTTTGGTTGAGCAGTTTTAACACTTACTCAGGTGTTGGTTTATTTAGAGGTACTGAGCAATAGCATTGTAAGTGCTTGTGCTAACTGTTTCCTCATCTGTCATCTTTAGCAAACGAATTGCGTTTGAGATTTCTTTCTTTGACTCACGATAAGTGCTAGAGTGAATTACCTCGAAATCCTTTTCAGGTTCGGCAGGTAAGTTTCCTTCTGATACTGTGATGTCGAAATCAACATTTAGTTGATTATTCCAAGAGCGATAGTTTGTGCGTAGGTTTTCAGCCTTTGAGAAGTTAGAAATAGCCCACTCACCAATTTGCTTTTTCCAAGCCTCATAAGTAAGTTTGTATTGTGCTTCTTTTGCGTTTTGTGTTGCGTAGTCTGCTTCTAGTGTAGCAAGTGCTTCCTCTAGTCCTGCGATTACTCGTACTGTTGGGATTTTTACATTTATTGCTTTTGCTCTAGCCATTTGTTTTCTCTTTTCTTTGGTGTATTTATAGTATAGGGGTTAGGTCTGACATTTTAGTGTGAGCAGTTTTGCACAGACATACTCAGGTCTTTTGTTTTAGATTACTTTGATGTCCAAGTAGTCCAGCGAGGAGTTCCTTCTACATCTAACTTTACACGAACAGAAGTTCCATCTACATTTGGTTTGATTTCTGTAATTGTTCCTGTTACCTTTGACTTTTGTGAAGTGTAAAGGTCGCCTACCTTGTAAGTGTTTGTTGATACTGACATTTTATTTCCTTTTCTGTTAGTTTTGCTTATATTTAAGTATAACATTTTCTACTGACATTTGCAACATTTATCTGACATTTCTCACTATTTGAGATACTCAGGGTATGTGATTTATGTCACTTACGGTGTCCCATGCCATTTATGAGAATGACTAGGGCTATTAGTATTAGTATAGTTAGCATTTAGCCTCATTTCTTGCTTGATGAAAAAATTATGTCACTCTTAGAGTATACACAAAGTGAGCAAGAAACGCAAGCCGAGCCTTTTTGTGAGATAAGTGGTATCTGTCTATTATTCTCAGGACACTTAGCACTAGGCTTGCCTATCATTTCTTTTATGTCTGCTTGTCCTATTAAGAAAGTCTTAGCAAGATAAGCCATGCGTATGCCATTAGTTAATTTTAGATCAACGGCAGTTTTTATATTCTCACTATCTGCAGAAAAATATAGTGAAAGATTTGCGGTACCTTTAAGAATAAGTGCAGCAGACTTAACCCTAGTATAAACCCAGAATTGAATATCAGAATGATTAAGGATAACTGTCTTCCATGCCATTGCATAAGTATCATTAAAGAAATCACCGTCCCAGTGGATACGGAATAATTTATCTGCGTCTTTCTTTTCACAGTCAATAATAAATTCATCTATCATTGCATTAAGTAAAGACACCATAGTATCGCTATCAGCGTCTTTTAGTAATTCCCAATTATGTAGTAAATTCTTCTTTACTGTTGGGAATACTTTTTCAAGTTTGCCAGCATAACAAACACTTTCGCAAACGCTAGTCGCTCCAGGACATGAATAAGATTTGCCTGCGGGTAATCCGAAGGTATTTGCGATTGTTGCTGTTTTTCCATTTGGTGATACGGCATTAGTTACTTTCCTATCTTTGCTTCTTAGTAGTTTAGTCATTAAGGGTCTCGCTTTCTTTCTTTAATTCTAGCATTAAGGACTGACATTTTTTACCCTTGCGAGAATAACTTTTTTTGGAGGGAATTGCAGAGGCAGCATTAGACCTACGTAATTCCATAAGGATACGTAAAGACTCAGGAGATTTTCTTTGCTTCATAAATTAATCTTAGCAGATTTGGGCAAAAATGTCAACTTTCTTAAATGTGATCATTCTCACATAGCCCCCGTGTGATTTTATCTAAATATTTTACACGTGCATTTTTATGCGGGGAAGGGCATAAAAATATTTTAACTACTCTACATATACATAGAGTCTAATCATCTCATCATCAGTCATAGCAAACTCATCATCTTCACCAAAATCATTAGTAATTAGAATAGTCCAACCTAAATCTGTTGTAACAAGACTTTTAACTGTTACGAATTCATCATTATGGCGAACAATATCGCCTTCCATTAATTGATCCGCTTGCAATAGGTCTGCATAAACTAATTCCATGTTCATCATTGTAGCACTCATATTTATTCTAATCCCAATCCTAATTCATATCCTGCATCTTCTTCACCATAGTATTCATCAACTGGGTCAATGAAAGTATCAAGGTGGTGTTGTTCAATAATTGCCCACGCAGGTGCTTGCGTTGAGTTTTTGTATAGAATCTGAAAGTCGCCAACCTTTGGCATATCAATCATTCGGTCATAGTCTTCATCATAGGCTGCATCAATGGCTTCAATGCAAGGTGTTACCATTTCTGCGGGTACTGGTGGATAGTGATTACCCCGCAAGTGATAAAGTAATTGTGTTTCTAAATCTAATACGGCATCTTGGATACCTAGTGCTGTTACGCTTCCCATTATTTTGTTACGACCTTTCGTCCTTCACGATAAAATACTTTTGTGTAGCATTTTAGCGATGGTGTGTATAGATTAACTGTTGAGTATTCGTTAGCAAATCCCCAATCAATATATTTAGCAAACTCTTCATGAGCCTGTAATTCATCTGAGTATTGGAATACATAGTCAGGGCTAGTATTCTCATCATGCGTTACTGTTATTTTATACATTATGCGTTTTCCTTTGTTAGCCATAATTGGTCAATCTGAGTATAGTCTATCTCTGCGTTATTGGCAAGATAGCAATTCAAGCAATATAATTCTGTTATAGATACTGCGTTTTCATTACATCTAATGCAAGTGTCGTTCATTATCCTCTGCTCCCTTGTGTTGGTCGGCAATCGTGTTCCTCTGAGTAATCAAATCCGCAAAAATAGCAATCCATTTTCTCATCACACTTATTGCAAAAATAAGTAAATTGTCCTTCATCACAACAAAAGTGCATAGTATCACTTATGTCATAGAATTCATTTTTATCAATTATCATTATTCACCAACCTTTACTGCTACTGTTGCAAACTTACTTCGCAAAGTGCGGTCATAGATTTCAATGACATAGGCTTCGGTATTTTCTCCATACCAAATTGCAGGGCGGGGAGATGCAGAGATAATTTCTCCCTCAAAGTGACGATTTCGTGAGCGATAGTTTTTACCAATTAGTAAATCCTGTATTGTGTATAGTTTAGTAGCCATTGGGCGACCTCTTTCTTTTTTTGTTATTAAATCTATCCTACCATTAGGGTCTGACATTTCTAGCGGTTCTAAGGGGTAACGCTCCCCTTACTCTAGGTTGACAACCTAGCGTGATTACTTTTTCACCATAAAACCTTATTTATTTTTTCTTACTAGGTAAGTCTATCCTATTACTCATAAATTATCAATCTACTAGCGAGTAGTCTTAAATAATGAGACGCTCAATCAGTGTGATAAATCTCACATCTTAAATGACCTGTGGATAACTTTACTCACCCTGTGGATAACTGCCCGTGTAAAAAAATACACGGGAATTTTTTTGATAAAGATCCAAGCAGTTTAGACTCATGCTCAGGAGTTTTTTTATTTAATTTTCTTTGTGACAAGCATTAAAAAATTTAACATGGTCAAACTTTTCGTTATCACTTTCAAACATTAAAGAAAATTCATCAACCAAATCTTCAAAAAGTAATTGGTCTCCAATTAAATCTTTAAATCCATTTAGAATAGTTGCAGTTGCAACATAGTCTTTACGTGTCATCATTAGAGAGCACCTTCCTGAAAGAGAGCAATTTCAAAGTCTAATTTTTCTGAGGGAGTTGCCTCGGATAAATCTACCCAAGACACTCCTTCCTCATTTATGCGAGCAAATTCAATAAATCCCATTAGTTAGCCACCTTTAGAATTGCATAAGAACCACGCTCATTTAGTTCATCTAGTGCAGGCTGAATGCGTGGTGCAAGCAATTCTTTTAGCATTGACTCTAGCATTACAATTTGCATTGACTCTGAAAGTCTAAGCAGTTGCATTCCTACTGGGTGAGTTTCGTCTACTTCAGTTACGAAAGCGAGATTGTGTTTAATTGAGATTGTCATTTATTTTATTTCCTATTCTTTAGTTTGAGTTTTCATCAATGCATGAGCAAGGCTCTACATCGAAATTATTATTGTTGCCAAGGAATATAATTCCATAGTCATTACATACATCGCAAGGGATAGTCATTAGTGAGTTTATCATTAGATGAGTGCCTTTCCTTTTAGTGTTCCACGAATACCAAGCAAGTCGCATGATACTTTAACGGATACGCCTACTGGCAGTTTAGTTGGATAAGTTGAAATAAAATCTGCAACCTGTCCTTTAGTTGAGAGGGAAATATTTTTAACGCTTCCGTTAAAAGTTTCTAGTTTTATAGTGTAAGTCATTTTGACTTCCTTTCGTTTTGTTAATAATACCATTATAGCATTTTGGGCTGACATTATCAAATCCAAAATCGGACATATCAGACATTTTGAATGTGAATTACATCACACCGTTTTTGCTATTTATTTAATTGTATAAGTAGAATACTACACCATAAAGGTCAAAAAGTCAAGTCTTAAGACGGCGTGTCGCATGTGTTCTTCATCACATTTTGCCCGTGCAAAATCACAGAGTTTTTATTTCTGCGATCTTGGTTTTATTTATTCAACAGGCAAAACTTCAAACGCATTAAATTTTTCTAATTCGCTTTCGCTAAGTTTAGCAAAAACTTTATTTAAATTAAAAACTGCTTGAAGATCTGTATCTGCTTCAGTTACAAAACTAATTAAAACATTTTTCTTCATTTATTTATTCTCCTCAATCTCATCTAGTAGTTCCCAAAGAATTGGCTCTAACTCTAACGCTACTGCGTCTAACTTTTCTTGAAGTGTTTTCATTCGCTTAACTCCAAATCTTTTATGTCTGCAACATAAACATTATCCTTATTTATTCCGTATTTTAATTGGAATTGAAATACATCAATAGCCTCATCATAGGACTCAGCCTCTACATTTATGTAGGTTAGAAACTCAAAGTTTTTCATTTATTTAACTCCCTTGTATAGAAAGTCCCAAGCCTTACGGCATAACACGATAGACTTACAGTTATCGCAACAGATGACTCCATGAGGGTTTAGGTCAAGGTCATAGATGTCTATGCTAGTGCTAACCGCACCGCATACTGATTTTATAGATACATAGGTACTCATTTATTTTACTCCCTCGAATAATTCTTTACATTTATTAGGGTTAGTCATGTATGACTGCCCCTCATGGTATAGCGCAGGGGCTAATACCACTTGACCGCAAGGGCATAAGTTCATCATGCCTTTAGGGTAATCGCTTACAGTAGCAAGTTTAGTCCAAATACTCATTTAGTCACCGACCACTCTGACCATTGAGGCATACGCTCTAAGCCAAAGTCTAACCAAAATCGGTCTATATTGTTTTCACAATTTTGGCAGAAAGTGTATTGTGTATCTGATACTTCTGAGATAGCAGAATATTTAGGGTTATGCTCTACGCATACTGTTGTTTTACTTATTGTAGTCATTTAGTGACCTACCTTTCAATTCAGGATTTCTTTACCTGATTTTCTTTATACTGCAATTATAGCAGGGGGGTCTGACATTTATGACATTACTAGCCAGTAAATCCAAATAGTGAGACGGTTTTTCGTGTGTTTCATGTCACACTTTCAAAACTGTGGATAACTTCTGTGGATAACTTGGGGAAATTATAACAATTACGTAACAATCTTAAAAAGATCGGCGTGTCGATTTGACACGTGCAGCACGGGCGATATGTGATAGACATCACAAAGAAAAAGGGTATTTATACGGCGTGTCGCCTTGACTTTTCAGGGTATCTATGTTATACTTGCCGTATACAAAAAATTAAATAAGGATAAGTAAGGCTAAGAGTGTGATACAAATCACATAGGCCAAGCGTCTCAATATATGAGAATACTAGCAAGTAAGTTGATATTTTTAGATATTTCTGCTATACTTACAGTATCAAGAAAAATTAAATAAGAAATCCTAGTGAGCCTCTGAGCCTACCAAATAAGACTAGAAATAGTATGAGCGTAGCAAATAAGAGCAAATAACCTAGGTCAAGGAAAAAGTTACCACAAGGGTAACGAATAAACGAAAGGTTCAGAATATGAACACTATATATAACGAAATAGCAGAAGAGTTTGGCTCTTCATCTCTATCTATAAATAACCCTCTACCTAGTTACGCATTGAGTATCCGTCAATGCCAAATACTACTAAACAAGTATGGTATGGAAAAGGCTAGTATTATTGCTAAACGCTATGCCTCACTACAATCAAGAAAGGTCGTTAAGTAAATGACACTAGATGAATATAAGCAACATGTAGAGGCGCAACGCCTTACATCTCTAGCCATAGCAATGGAGGCACTACGCAAGTCTAGTGCTATGCAGGCGGTAGATAGTGAATAAGATACTACTCACACTCTCTGCCCTAGTGCTAGTGTTCTCACACTATGCACACCCTCACTATGATAAGTGCTATCAAGGCTTTGAGGGATACACTTGCACACTAACCCACTATACATTTGGAGATAAATAAATGAATGATTATGAAATTGAGCAAGCCTATGCTGATATGCTAGACGAAGTTTATGGCACTGTTATTATTGCAGGCACTGAATTCGAAACATCTAGAGCATTAAAAGAACTAGATCCAATCATGTACAACGAAGGACTGTTAGACTTTACAGATTCTTTACTTGTTTAAATAAATTAAAGTAGTGGGTGCCTTGTGTGCTCACTATTTTTTTTGTTTTTATTTTTTTTAAACATGTATCATACACATTTGCAAAATATTCAGATTTTTGTGAAAATGAAAATATATGCTATAATTCTAATATGACAAATGAAACAGAGTATTCTGGAAATAATTGTTGTGCAGAATGCACATGCATACATCCACATAAATCAACTCCAGTAGAATAAATAATATATAGCGTTACTAAAGGTATATAATAGATATTATGGAAAACTTACAACTATCGCTATTTCCAGGGTATGAATCAGAATTATCATCTCTGGCTGTAAAAATATTTTCAGATTTTTGTTGTGATGGATGTAGTTGCAAGTCTACTTCTGATCATCAGAAAGATACTCAGTATTCATCATTTGCATAAATTCAGGGGATCCAACCCAATACTTCTTGGTATCACTATCCCAAGCACCATTAATGCTATTCATCAATAGATACTTAATAAACCATGTAGTGCTATCAGTATTTGGCTCATTTGGTGCTTTTGTCATTTTAAGAAAACGCATATCGTTAATCTTCTGCCAAGTAATAATAACTCCAGAATGTTCTGGTTTTAGAATTTCGGGGACAGCAGGATTAACCAACCATTCACATTCAAATGTTCTACAAGGCTGTACAGGTCTATTCTCATAGTCACCACAACCTTTACCTATTTGTAAAATAGCACAAGGATTTCCTGGATAGATCGGTTTGCCATTTATAACAGATGCCAAATGGCCTTCACAACACTTAGTACATGTTCCGCAGGAACGCTTTACCACTTCTTGATTGGACATTTGGCCTTTTCCAATCTTGTTTTTAATTTCATAAAACATCCACACTTTCTACATTGCACGGTAGACTTAACAAAAAATTCACATGAGTTACATATTTCAAGGCGGGACTTAACAATTTCCTCTTGGCTTCTTGGTTCATTAGGATTTAACAAATCCCAAGGCTTAACATTATCCGACACTATCTATCTCATCTCTATACGTAACAGAATACTCTCCACCAAATATCTCTGCATAACTGATTATATCACCCATGTATCTTTGGAGTGTATTGCGATCAATAAGTCCTTTTTCATATTTTTTAATACTAGTCAGAGTTCTGGTGGCTAACGGTAAATTGTATAGCGCTGCATTCATATTTAACATGTACTTAGCCAAACCTAATCTTCTAGACACAGGAGCCTGTTTTCCATTTAAAGATGTTTTATATTTTTCAATATCTTCTGTTAAATTATCAATATCGTCAATACTGGGATGGGGCAATAAATTCGACCAGTCTCGCATGTTATCTGCATAATTAACTTTATTAAGATATGTTGAATCTGCATAACCCATGCGTATGTGGTCGTTTGTATTGGTGGGGCTCTCCATCGTCGCAGCAATTAGAAAACAAGTAGCATACGGGAACTTAGACGAGTATTTGGCGACCTTTTGAAAGGTATTAGGGTTAAAGGATGCATCCGCCATGTTGTCGTCTCTAAGACGCATATGGTTGCCAATTGAGACATAGTCTTTTGTGTTCATATCGCAATCGACAAACAAACAATCTTTGGGATCTATATTATCCGCCAGACTTAAAAGATTTTTATCGTATGTGCCAACAACTTCTATTTCAAATTTTCGACTTAACAACTCAGCGCACATAAAACCATCTATGTCTGGTGAGACTATTAGTTTGTTTGAGTATTGTAATGTTTTCTTTATAGCACTAAGCATTTTATTTAGTTCCCCCGTAAAAAATATGTTATACTAAGTCTATCATGACCATTGCAGATATAGTTACCTTAATATTTACATTGTTATCAAGCGCAACTATGATTGTAGCAGGAATTCGTTGGTTTATCAACTCTCAAATAAAAGAAATTAAAGCAGAAGTAAAAGAGATTGGTTACGAAATTCGTCCTAATGGCGGAGGCTCAATAAAAGATCAAGTTTCAAGAATTGAAAAAGAACAAATTAACCAAGGTAAATCTCACGATAAAATGGATGAAAAACTTGACCATATGTATGAGATTCTGATAGAATATATTTCTCGTTATAAGTAATAAAGTTTTCTTGTTTTCTATATATTATATATATAAGATATATTTAAAAACTTATTTATAGTATATTCTTTTTCTTTATATATTTTAAGTATACACACACTTTCTGTATTTGTCAAATGAAATTGCCTTTTTTAATTGTAACAATTTGGTTAATTTAAATATAATGTCTTTTTTGGCATATTATGATATACTTTTACTGGCTAGTATCCAGGATCAATCTACCCAACCCCTCTGCATCTTGGGTACTAGTCATATTTATGGTATAATCATTTATTATGACCTGCTCTTATTGTACTTCAAGTCTTGAACAATTAGGAACATCACCAGCAAATGTCCAATGGTCGATTGTTCGTGGAAACACTGGAACACTTCGCATAGATTTTCTAGAAAATGATGAAGCCACATTTTTTGATACCACTGATTGGACATACAAGGCTACTGCCTATGATGTTTTGACAACATTTCTTGATGATATTAAAGTTACCCCATATCTTGGATATGTGATTATGACAATTCCAGCATCTACAACAGCCAATTGGGGAACTAAGTTTAGTTCAATAGTTGCAGAACTTCCTTTTGATCTTCAAGTAACTATTCCAGATGGATCTTCAACTTTTACTTGGACACCAGTAACAGGAACAATCTGTGTTCTTGGAGATGTAACAACTGGAGGTATTCGATGAATCTTCCACCAGTTACTAAAATATCTCAACCAACACCTTTGACACCAACAATAGTAAAAATTAATGGAAAGGTTTACAAGGTAAAGAAATAATGGCAACGTATAGAGATTCTAGTTCTGGTGCATATAATATTGGATCAGTACCCCCACAAGTTAATTGGACAATTGTAAGAGGAGATACTTCATCTTTTCAAGTTTATGTTACAGATGATTTAGAGGCACCATTAACAATTTCCGATTGGATAATTGATATGGAAATTAAAAGACCAAATACAACTCCTGGAGTATTTACAGATGATGCTGTAACAATCGTTACTTTAAATCCAGCACCTTCAGATTCAGATGGACCTGGAGAATTTACTGTAGCATTAACAAAAGAAGAGTCTGCAATTTTATTAACAGGAGATATTTTTGATATTGAATTAAGCAAGGTAGGAACTGTTTGGACTGTTGCTCGTGGAACAATTATTCTTCTTGAGGATGTTACAAATTAATGGCTAGTGCAGTACTAAGGTCAATTAAATATCCAAATATAAATGTAAAAGAAAATAATCATTCATCTAGTTTAAAAGATAAAGGACCAAAATCATCACTATCTTTGGTAGATTATCCTGTATCATATATTAATGATAATAACCACAAATCTGTAATAAAAGATAAAAATTCAATTACTCATATAGCACAAATACTTCCATTTAGAGTTAGATTTCAAAATACTAGAATTAGTGGATACTCTCCTTCAAATCCCGCACCAATTGGAATTGCTGTTATTGGATTTAACAACTATATACTTTAAAAAAAATGGTATAATGTAACCATGGCTAAAATATCAATAAATGACGTAAAAGCAAAGTTTGAAACAGGGGACAGACCTTCAGGTTCAGACTATGTTGATCTTATTGATACACTTTCTGCAAATTCAACAGATTTAGGATCAAAAGGAAATAATGAAATATCGATTACTGGTCTTGAAAATGAAACTCTGATAGATTCATTTTTAACATCAGAATGGCGTTCAATTAAATACCTTGTCTCATTATCTTATGTTTTTGATGGACAGAATAAATTTTATTCAACAGAATTTGCCATATTAATTGACCATGATAATATCAATGTTAATGAATATGGAACTATGGACAATGATGGGGATATTGGAACTGTTATCGTCTCAACAGGAAGTGGAGTAGTATCTTTGATTATTACTCCAAATCCAGACTATAAGCCAGTCACTGTGCGTTATTCACGCATGGGACTTAAGGCATAATCTAAAAGGAGATAATAATGGCAACAGTAAGTAAAGACTTCAGAATTAAATCTGGTCTCATTGTTGAAAGTGGATCAATCACGACCCCACTTACAACAGCAGGTATTATATTAACAAATAGTTCTGGTGTTTTAAGTAGCACTGCAACTATTGCTAACTCATACCTAACAAATTCAGCAATTACATTTGGATCCACTTCACAAGCACTTGGATCTACAATTTCAAATATTGCTGGCGTAACAATTAACAGTACAACAATCCCTTCAAGCAAAACACTTGTCGTAACAACAGACATTGGAACTTCAGTACAAGAATATGATGCAGATCTTTCTGCAATTGCTGCACTAACTGGTTCATCTGGTTTCTTAAAAACAAATGGTTCTGGAACATGGTCAGTAGATACAGGAACATATTTAACTGCTGCAGTAACAAGTGTTGGTCTTTCATTACCAAACATTTTTTCAGTAACAAACTCTCCAGTTACATCTACTGGAACACTTACTGCAACTCTTGCATCACAAACTGCAAACTATGTATTTGCAGCACCTAATGGTTCAAATGGAGCACCTACATTCCGTGCACTTGTTAAAGCAGATATTCCAGGAACAGCAAATACTCTTGTTTTGAAGGCTGATTCTGGAACTACAGAAGGAACAGATCTTTATACTTTTGATGGATCAAGTAATAAGACACTTAACCTTATTGGTGGAAGTAATATTACAATTACTAAGGCTGCAGGATCATGGACAATTTCTGGTGCTGCTTCTGGAGTAACAACACTATCATTTGGTAGCACAGGACTTACACCAAGTACTGCAACAAGTGGTGCTATAACAGTAGCAGGAACATTAGTTGCAGCAAATGGTGGTACTGGTTTATCATCTTATGCAATTGGTGATATTATTTATGCAAGTGGCTCAACAGCACTTTCTAAATTAGCAGCAGTTGCAACAGGAAACGTACTTATTTCTGGTGGTCTTACAACTGCTCCATCATGGGGTAAGGTTGATCTTACAACACATGTTTCTGGAACTCTTCCAGTAGCAAATGGTGGTACAGGAACAAATAGCGGTTCTATAACAGGAACTGGAGCACTAACATATACTTCTGGTGGAACTAATACAAATATTAACCTTGTTCCAAATGGAACTGGTACTGTAGATGTTGCTTCTAAACGTATTACAAGTGTTGCAACTCCAACAGGGGATTATGATGCAGCGAATAAACTTTATGTTGATAATGCTGTTAATGGTCTAACATGGAAGGCTGCTGTAAATCTTTTTGCTACTGCAAACGTTGCACTTACTGGATCTACAGGTTCTCTTACAATTGATGGGCATACAGCATTAACTGCAACCCATAATGGATATAGAATTTTATTAAAGGCTCAAACAACAGATACTCAAAATGGTATTTATACATATTCTGATGCTGGTTCTGGATATACACTTGCTCGTTCAACAGATGCAGATTCATATACAGAACTTATTGGTGCAACAGTATTTGTTGAAGAAGGTACAACATATGGTAAAACATCATGGGTACAATCTAATCACTATATAACATCTTTTGCTTCTCAATCATGGAACCAAATTGCAGGTGCTGGAACAATTACTGCAGGTGCAGGTCTTGCTCTAAATGGTGCAGCATTTGATGTTGGAACTGCTTCAACAGCAAGAATTGTTGTAAATGCAGATAACATTGATCTTGCAACAGTTTCACAAAGCAATACCACTGGATCTGCAGGAATTAACTTTGCTCAATCAGTAACTGTTGATTCGTATGGTCGTGTAACTGGTGTAGCATCAGCAGATGTAAGAACAGCAACATCTTCTGCTTTGGGTATTGCATTATTCCCAACATCACAATTTACAGTAACATCTGGTTCAGTAGCAGTAACAGCATTATCTGGTGCATTAATTACTAGTGGACTAGTTGGGGCAACTTATGGTGGTACTGGTGTAAATAATGGTTCTAATACAATTACTCTTGGTGGAAACGTAAGCACTGCTGGTGCATTTACAACATCAGGTGCATTTGGAATTACTTTTACTGCAACTGGTAGCACAGGAGTTACACTTCCAACAACTGGAACACTTGCAACATTAGCAGGATCAGAAAGCCTTACAAATAAGAAACTTGGTTCTCTAACAAGCAATGGTCTTGTTACAACTTCTGGTGGAGATGGAACTCTTAGCGTTACTGCAATGGCTTCAGGAATTGCAACATTCCTTACAACACCAACAAGTGCAAACCTTGCTTCAGCATTAACAGATGAAACTGGATCTGGCGGAACTATTGTTCTATCTGCAAGCCCAGCACTTACTGGAACTGTAACATTTGGTGGAAATGCTGCAATAGTAACTGCTTCTGGTTCAACAACTGGAACATCAATTCTAACACTAAGTTCTGTTTTTGTAGCAGCAACATATGATGGAGGAGAATTCTTAGTTAAGATTAAAAATGGAGCAAACCTTGAAATTATTAAAATTGCTCTTGTTACTAATGGAACTGACTTCTATATAACTCAATATGCAGATGTTCAGTCCAGTGCATCACTTGCTACAGTTGATTTTTCAATAACAACTGGAAGTGTTAATATCCTAGTTACTCCAGTAACGGGAGCAACTGGAACTACTTCTGTTAAGGTTATGGGTAATCTAGTAGCAGCATAAAAATATAGCAATTAAGGAAGGGACTAGAGAAATCTAGTCCTTTTCTGCTTTCTATTATTATGCTATAATGGACTTACTATGTTCAGAAGGATAGTGAATTTTGGCAACTAACAGTAAAGATTTTAGAGTAAAAAATGGTTTAGTCGTAGAAGGATCAACGGCAACTGTTAATGGGTCAGCAGTCCTTACTGCTGGAAGTTCAATAGATTTGTTATCTGATGTTAATACTACTTCTGTATCAAATGGTCAAGTGTTAGCATATTCTTCTGGACAATGGATTCCAACTACTATTTCTGCTACTGGTGTTACCGTTTCAGAAACAGCACCAACTGGATTAACTGGAGCAATGTGGTTTAATTCAACAACAAGTAGATTTTATGTTTATTATGATTCATTCTGGGTAGAAGCAGCAGCACCAGTTGCAGCAGTTGGACAATTTGATGGTGGTTTACCTAGTACAACTTATGGTGGTATAGCACCAATTGATGGAGGAAGTGTATAATGAGTATTCAAATTCAATTAAGACGTGGAACTGCTTCTGAGTGGACTACTTCTAATCCAATTCTTGCATCAGGAGAAATTGGTTTTGAAACTGACACATTAAAGGGTAAAGTGGGAAATGGATCAAGTACTTGGTCTTCATTGTCTTATGTATTTATATCCAACTCATTTGCAAATCCAATGACAGCAGTTGGAGATATTATTTATGGTACTACTAGTGGCACCGCAACAAATCTTGCAGGAAATACTACATCAACAAAAAAGTTTTTGCGTCAAACTGGAACAGGAATAATTTCGGCTGCACCAGCATGGGATACATTAGTTGATGGAGATATTCCAACAGCACTAACTGGAAAATCATATAATGGGTTAACATTAACTTCTACAACAGGAACATTCACCCTTACTGCAGCAAAAATATTAAGTGTTAGCAATACTATTACTCTTACTGGAACAGACGGAGTTTCAATAAATCTTGGAGCAACTAATGGAACTTTAGGTTCTGCAGCATTTACTGCAACATCAGCATATGAGCCTGCAATTACAACTCTTGCAATATCTAAAGGTGGAACTGGAACTCAAACAGCCCCAACACAGTATGGATTAATTTATGCAACTTCTGCAACCGCTTACGCATCAACTGCTGCTGGAGCAAGCACACAGGTATTAATTGGAAATGCTGCAGGATCACCAACTTGGACAAATATTTCAGGTCTTACAGTCTCTTCTGCATCAACTGCAACTACTGCAACAAATCTTTCAGGAACAACACAATATTCACTTCCTTATCAATCAGCATCTGCAACTACTGGATATGTAGCAGTTGGAACTGCTGGACAAGCATTAGTTTCAGCAGGCGCAGCAGCACCCGCTTGGACAACATTAACTTTAGAAAACTTACCAGATGCTTGGGTTAAAAAGTCTGTAAGAGTTGCTACAACAACAGCCCTTGGCGGAACATATGCAAATGGAACTGCTGGTGTAGGTGCAACATTAACTATTACTTCTACTGCAACACTTGATGGTGTTACCTTAGCAAACGGTGACAGAATTTTAGTAAAAGACCAAGCAACTACTTTTCAAAATGGTATCTATACAAGAACAAGCGCAACTGTTTTAACAAGAGCCACAGATGCAGATGCACCTGGAGATATTTCATCAGGACTTGTTGGAGTAGATGAAGGTACTGTAAGCGGTGGTTCAGTGTTTACAACCTACTTTAAAGCAACAGATACTATTGGCACAACAGCAATAGTATGGTCTATAGTAGTTGACACGTCTCAATTTGGAACAGGTATTAGTACATTTTTAGCAACTCCTTCTTCTGCTAACTTAGCAACAGCAGTTACTGGAGAAACTGGTTCTGGAGCATTAGTATTTGGAACTTCTCCAACAGTATCATATTTAGCATTAGCAGCAGGAACAGCAACTGCTAGTCAGGCTCCACTTAAATTTACTTCAGGTACTAACTTAACAACTGCAGAAGCAGGAGCAGTTGAATATGATGGAACAGTAGCAACTATAACTCCAAGTACTAACTTTGGTCGTGCACCAATAGCAACTCCAATTATTACTTCAGGTGCTGGAACTTCAGGAATTACTTTAAATACAAACTATGCTTTATTTCCTACAGCAGCAGATACAATAACTTTGCCACTAGGAACGTATGCAGTGCAAATGTCATTTTTACTTACTGTTACAACATCTACTGTTGCATCAGTATTGAATATGTCAATACGTGGAGCAGGCACTGCAGTAGGAACATTTTCTTGGAATGGAATGGGTGTTGCGGGTACTGGAACATCTACTGCTTCAGCACCAACACAATATTCTGCAGTACAGCAGACTGCAGTTGCAACAGCAATTACTATAGCACCAACATCTGCTACCAACCCACGTACATACTTTGTGACGGGAACTGGTATTTTAAGAATTACAACAGCAGGAACAATTATTCCAGCATATCAGTTTGCAGCAACACTAACCTCTGGAACAGTAACATTTGGAACAGATAACTATTTGATGATTACCCCACTTTCATCAAGCGGAACTGCAGTTTCTACTGGTGCTTGGGCTTAAGGGTAGCGGGTACTAACTAGTGGCAGCAGTAGACTTTCCAAATTCACCAACAGTAGGATATATATATACAACTGGTGATATATCTCGTAAATGGGATGGAACAACTTGGTCAGTTATTGCTACAACTATTACAGGTCCAACTGGTGCCACAGGTCCAGAAATTCTAAGTGCAACAAGTCCAATACTTTGGGATTCTGGAACTAGGATATTATCTTTTGCTGGACTAAATTCTATTCTTCCAACACAAACCTCAAATGCAAATAAATTTTTACAAACAAATGGATCCACAACATCTTGGGCAGATGCAGCAGTATCAATAACAAATGATACATCTACAGCAACTACTCTATACCCATTATTTACTTCTAGCACATCTGGAACAATAACTGCTGCAAGTGTTACATCATCTAAGTTAAAATATACTCCAAGCACAGGACTTTTAGAAACTTCTGCTATAACTACTACTGGTGCTTTGATAGTTGGCGGAGATTTAACAGTCAATGGAACAACAACAACTATCAATGCTACAACTTTAACAGTAGATGATAAGAATATTGAATTAGGCTCTGTAGCAGTACCTTCAGATGTTACAGCACAACTTGGAGGAATTACTCTTAAAGGTGCATCAGATAAAACTTTTCAATGGACAAGTACTGGTTCAAATTGGGCTTCATCTGAAAATCTTGATTTAGTTACTACCAAAGTTTATAAAATAAATAACGTTGAAATTCTTTCTGCTACAAAAGTTTTGGGTATAACTCCAACAATAAATGCTACTGGATTTACGTTATCTGGTGGTACAACAGCAGTAGCCGTTACATTTGCTGGTGGAGCAGCATACACTGTTTCTGGTACAAATGCTCAAACATATACAATGCCAACTGCTGGTGGTACACTAATAACTGGTTCATCTCCAACAATTACTACTCCTCAACTTCAACTTGAAACAACTGCAAGAACTACAGAAGGTTCTGTGTATTGGGATTCTACGTATGATATTTTGAAAATTGGAGATGGTACTGCTGCGGTATCGTTTTACCCATTTAATATTAATGCTACAGCAAAAACAGCAGCATATACATTAACAACAACTGATTATAATACTCTAGTACAGATGAATGGTGCATTTGCATTTACAATAAACACCTCACTTTCAGCAGCACCTGCTGGAACACAGATAAACCTTTTGGCTCTTACTGCTGGAGTCTCTGTAACTGTTACTGGAATAACTGTTTATTCTACACCAGGATTAAAATTAAGAGCACAATATTCTGCTGCAACCTTAATATGTCTTGCATCAAATGTTTGGCTTTTGACGGGAGATCTAAGTGCTTAATCTTAATGGTATAATAAATAGACAGAAAGAGGACAATCATGGCATTCCCAGGTACATATAATTTTAACTACTACGTTGGTGATACATATCAATTTAGAATTTATCCAAAAGATGCTGATGGAAATACATTCTCTTTAGATGCTTATACTTCTGCAGCATTTACTATAGCCAACAAACGTGGTGGTGGTGCAGGGGTAACACAAATTAATGCAACTGCAGAAATTGACACTACAACAGACTCAGTATTATGTACTATATCACCAACAAAAGGAAGAAATCTAAATGCTGGAACAACATATGTATATGATATTCAAATAACAGATAATATTAATATTTACACATTATTGACTGGAACAATTACACCAACAGCAGAGATTACTGGAGCAGTTTAATATGGCGGATGCAGTAGTTGGTTCGTTAGACTTAAACGTATTTGGTGGTCCAGCAGCACTAGATGTATCTGTTGATTTTGGTAAACAAGGAGTTCGTGGCAGTAAGTTTTGGCTAGGACAAGGAAATCCAGTTTCGGCATTATCAGGTCAAGAAGTTTTAATAAATGACTTATATATAAACACATTACCAACTGACCAATATTATGGATGGCTGTATCAGTATTTAATTGAAACTGGAAATGAAGTTTGGACAAAAGTTTTTTCTATTAATCCTATTCAATATACTATTAATAAGCAACAAGAGTTTGTGTCTGGCTCAACTACAGTCTTAATTCCAATATCTCAATTTACTTCAGATACAGGAACACTTGTATCAACTTTTTCAATTACATATAATATTGAAGGAACAAATCCAATAGCAACATCTTTTACGCCATCAATTGTTGGGACAGACCTTTCAATTGTTATAAAAGCAATAGACTATTCTGGTAGTGCTTGGTCAAATTTAACAGGAGAAAAAAGTATTAATATGTTTATTTCTTATAGAGCAGCAGTGGCATAGGGAGATTAAATGACACAAGATATTGGTGGCGTATATGTTACACAAATTCCTGCTTTAACTGATAATGCAGATATTCAAGAAGCATTTAGACTATACCACTACGGAGCATCTACAGGTGTCTATAATAAAGATAATGAAAATCCAGATTTTCTTTTACAAAACTCAATTGCTGGTTATTTAAATAGTCTTCAAAATCAAATTGATACAGTAAGTGGTACATTGGGTGTACAAACTTCACAATGGTCCTCTAAAGGTTCATTAGTTACTGCAAAAACATCAGGATTAGGAGTAGAAGTATATACTTTGCCAGTAGGCTTAACTAATGGAATGGTTTTAACAGTAAAATCTGCTTCAGCAAATGGAGCAGGTATTGAGTGGCTTGCACCAGATGTATTATCAGATAATACAGTTACTCTTTCTAATAAAACTTTAACTGCTCCAAAATTTGGCTCTAGTGGATACATAGCAGATAATCTTGGACTACCACTAATTTCTTTTCCTGCCACAATTTCTTCAGCAGTTAATGCTATAACAATTTCTAATGCTACAACTGGAAATAAACCAAGTATTGCAGCAACTGGAACAGATACAAATATAACCCTTAATTTAATTTCAAAAGGAACAGGAACTGTACAGATAAATGGTAGTGATATACCAACATTAGCAGGAGTTCAAACATTTACTAATAAAACTCTTACAAGTCCAACAATTACAAACCCAACAGTTTCAGGACTATATATTTCTGATTCAAACATTGTTTTTGAAGGTACAACTGCAGATGCATACGAAACAACTTTAACTGTTATTGATCCTACTGCAGCAAGAACAATTACCTTACCAGATATTAGTGGAACTGTAATTACTACTGGAAATCTTACAGGAATTACTTCTACTGGAACTATTACTTCTGGTGCTTGGAATGGTTCAGGAATTGCTACTTCATATGGTGGTACAGGACTTTCATCATTTACCGCAAATGGAGCAGTCTATGCTTCGTCTACTTCTGCATTAACTACTGGAACGCTACCTGCAATTTCGGGAGGGACTGGACAAGCATTATATACAGTAGGAGATATTCTATATGCTAATACAACAACTACATTAAATAAACTTTCACCTACAACTAATGGATATCTTTTAACCCTTGTTGCAGGAGTTCCTGCATGGGCAGCAGCACCAGTATCCCTTCCTACACAAACTGGTAATGGTGGTAAATATCTTACAACAGATGGAACTACCGCTTCTTGGGCAATTATTGCTGCAGGATATACAGCACCTACACTTGGAACAACACTCCTTGTTTCTGGAACAACTATTTCAAATGTTGCGGGACTAACAATCAATTCAACAACTATTCCAACAAGTGGTGGAACAGCATTAGTTACAGGAAATACTGGAATTCAAAATGTTTCAGGTAGTGTTGTTGATCATTTAACAACAAATGCACAGATTGCCTCATATTCTCTAGTCCTTGCTGATGATGGAAAATTAGTTGAGACAAATGTTGCTACTGCAAACAACATTACAGTTCCATTAAGTTCAGCACAAGCATTTCCAGTTGGAACTCAAATTAATATTTTACAAACAGGTGTGGGACAAACAACAATAGTTCCAACTGCAATTACAACAGCAACATATTCCTCTGGAGGTGCAGCAGCAGCAACCACAGTAGTTATTGCAGCAACAAATGCAGCAATTTTGGCAGGACAAAAAATAACTGGAATAGGATTTGCAGATAATGCCTATGTTGTAAGTGTATCTACTACTACAATAACATTTTTTCCTGCAGCAACTTCTCAAATTTCAGGAACATTAACATTTAGCATTCCAGTTTTTGCAACACCAGGATTAAAACTAAGAAGTCAATGGTCATCTGCTACTTTAATTAAAAGAACTGCAGATTCAAGAACCTCTACAAATTATTCTCTTAATACTTGGGTATTAATAGGAGATCTTATAGCATGACTCCAATAATCCCTGGAATTATTGCATCATCAGATGGACATCAACCAGGTACTCCAATTATTGTTTCAGCAACTGCTCCAACTGCTACTACTGCTACCGTTAATTTTACTGCACCCACATATTTAGGCAAGCCTGCTGGAACATCCTATACTGCAACATCTTCTCCAGGAGCACTTACAGGAACAGGAACAGGAACACCAATTACTGTTTCTGGCTTAACACCATCTACAGCCTATACATTTACAGTTACACTTAGCAATGGTGTTGGAACTTCTTTGGCAAGTGGAACAGCATCTGCAACAACACCTGCAGCAGGTCCATTCTTCCCACCATTCTTCCCATTCTTCCCATTCTTCCCACCTGCATTCCCATTCTTCCCATTCTTCCCACCTGCATTCCCATTCTTCCCATTCTTCCCACCTGCATTCCCATTCTTCCCATTCTTCCCACCAAAATTTGCTCAAAAGTGTATTCATGGAGATGCAAGAGTTCTCACTACAAGTGGATATATGGCTGCAAGAGATATCAAGGTCGGAGACAAATTGTTAACAGTAAGTGAAAATAGTATGACAAAAATAACTCCAACATTCCACGATATGTCAATATCTAATAAGATTGAATTTGTAGAAGTAGAAGTAACAACTAATAATATAAGTCAAGAAAAACTAATTAAGTTTAATAATACTTTAGACAAGTTCTCTTTACATCAGCCAATATATGTAAAGACTGAAAATGGAATTGATTGGAAGCCAACTGGAGAAGTTATGTTGGGAGATGTTCTTGTCAATGTTAACTCAGAGTCTGGAAATATTTCATATACAATTGTAGAGAATATTGAAATATTTGATGCTGAAAATGTTTATGAAATTAGAACAACCCCACTCCTCTGGTTTATTGTAGGAAATTATTTAGTAGTATCTTAATATGGATTCATATATTTCTAGATGGGAAAATGATCCCATGTTTATTGACTTAAACGGTAGATACAATAAAATTCATGGTATTGACAATAAACTTAATACTGCCTTTATTGGAAGACTTTACATATTAAGACAATTAGCAAAACAACAACTATCAAAAAATAGTAATTTTGCAGAATGCGGAACTTATGCTGGAATGTCAGTGCATTTTGTAGCAGATATTTGTAGTCAAAGATTTATTGGTATAGATTCATTTGAAGGAGTTTCAGAGCCTGGACCAAACGATACAGAATACTTTAAAACATTAAAACTTGCAATACCGCAAGAAATTGCAGAAAAAACAATGCAGTCACATAAAAATGTAGAACTATACAAAGGATGGATTCCAGAAATATTTAGTACAATCGATAGTTTAGAATATTCTTATGTTCATATTGATGTTGATTTATACGAACCAACAAAAAATTCTATAGAATATTTTTGGCCTAAACTAATTAACGGAGGTGTTTTAATTTGCGATGATTTCGGATCTTATAAAACAATAGGAGCAAGAAAAGCAATGTTAGATTTTTTTAAACAGGATAATATTTTAGAATTGCCAACTGGACAAGCCATAGTATATAAAAATGAATAAATATTTAATTAAAGCCGTACAAATTGATGTTAATGGATTATGTAATGCAAAGTGTTGGTTTTGTCCTGTTGCTTATGTAGGAAATCCTAAAGAAGCAATTAAAGATATGTCTTTATCGGATCTTGAAAATATTTTAAAACAATTACAAGAAGGTAAAGGAATTTTTGTAGATCCCTCACTAAATATTGTTTATACTGCAAACTATAATGAAGTTTTGCTTTACAAAAATTTTGAAGGGATGCTAGATTTATATAGAAAGTATAATTTTAAAATTAATATACTTAGTAATGGAATAGCCCTTACTAAATCTAAAGTTGACCTACTAGTTAAAAATATAGACATTATAAATGAAGTTCTTTTAAATATTCCTTCAGGAAATGAACAGCGTTGGTCAGAGTATACAAATATGAATCAATCTTTATTTAAAAAGGTTGTTGCAAATGTAAACTATGCATTTAAAAATCTTAATACACAATTTAGAATAATGGTTAATGGGCTAGATGATAGATCAATAACAGAAAATGGTGGCTGGGTAGACCTTTTAGAAAATACACCCAAGTTAAACTTAAGTATTGAAGATGGTTCTCTTAAGGCTGAAATTTTAGAACTTCAAGAACTTTTTCCTGGAGTTAATATATTTGAAAATTATCACCTATATGATCGTGCAGGACATTTAGAAGATTTAAAAATTCTTAGTCAATCAAAAGCAATTAATAAATATTTGTCAAACCCAGATTTAAAGGTTATAGGATGCAATGGTGGGATTGGTGTACGGGATAGAACTAGAGAGTGGATTCATATTAATCCTAACGGAGATTTATTTATTTGTTGCAATGACTATGATTTTAAAACTATTTATGGAAATACCAATAAGGCAACTTTAGAAGATATTTGGAATAGTAAGAATAGATTAGAAATGATTAATAAATCTTATTCTGATCTGTGCACTAGATGCTCTGCTGCAGTTTGGGGTAAATAGCATTTATCTTAATGCTATAATATATATATGAAAGCATGTGTAATATCTTTAAATTTAAGTAAGGGCTTGGTTATTAAGTCACATCTAGAAGAAAAGTCTATACCCTTTAAATATTTTTATGATTTTAATGATTCAAAACTATCAGTCTATCCAGAAACTACTCAAGGAATTCACGACTATATAGATTCTATTTATGAAGGCAATGATGTTTTTATTGAATTCCCCATGGCTTTTGAATATCAGTATATGTATCAAAAAGATAATGATACAAAGTTTGTATATGTAAATATAGATAAAGTACAATGGATAGAAGCAATGAATAGTCTAAAAGCATATCCTTTTGAATCTGCGCCATATCCTTTTGAAGAGTATTTTTGCAAAAAATATCTAAATACAGATGTTGCAGAAATTGCAAACCTAACAAATGAAGATTTATCTGAAATATACGATGCACATGTTTTGGCAGTTGATACTTTTTTTGCAAATAACTCAAACTGTATTAAAATAGACATTGATAATCCATTGTTTTTTGAGATTTTTGATGAATTCTTATCAATATAACCCAGAATTAGATAAAGATTTTTTTCAAGTTATTTCTGATTGGTGGCCAAATGATGATGTATCTTTATTATTTAAAAATCCAATGTATGATAGATATTATATTATGTGGAAGTATTCTAAATTAATATCAACTCTTGAAGGTGATTTTGTAGAGTGTGGAGTCTATAATGGAAGCACTGCAAATATTATGGCTACAAACTGTAATAATACTTTGCATTTATTTGATTCTTGGGAAGGTCTATCTGAATTAGGACCATATGACAATGCAATATATGAAGACTTAACTTTTGGATTTACAGATTATAAATTTAAATACGAATTTAAAAAAACAAAGCAGAATTTAATAAAACATGATAACATTAAATACTACAAAGGTTGGATTCCAAAAGTATTAAATCTTGATACAAAAATATCATTTTTACATTTAGATTTAGATCTTTATCAGCCAACAAAAGACTGTTTAGAATATTTTTGGGAAAAAATAATTGATGGTGGCATAGTCTTGTGTGATTTGCACAATGAAGTTTCTACAGGAGCCTCAAAAGCAACAAAAGATTTTTTTAGTAATTTAAGAGATATAAAAGTTTTATCAACAGGTCAAGCAATAATTAAAAAATAGGAGGAAAATGATAATTAACCTAACAACAAGCAATTTGTGTTTTGATGATATTTTGCTAGTTCCAAAACAATCTAATATTAAAAGTAGAGCAAACATATCATTGTCTTCAACAATTGGAAATCTAAATAATCCAACTGCATGGATTAGTCTAGGAATTCCTGTTATGACTGCACCAATGGAATTTATAAATAGTAATGAAATGATTATTAAAATAATAGATCATGGTGGAATGGCCTTTATAAATAAATTTCAAAATGATGAAAAAAGATTTAGTCAGTTTAAATCTTTGCCAAATAGAATAAAAGACTTAAATCGTTTAGGTTTTGGAATAGACCTAGATGAAGCCCAAAATGCTGAATTTATTAATAAAGTTTTATCTTATGGGGTAAAGACTTTAGTTATTGATACCGCATTAGGTCACTTGGAAATGGTTGTTGAAGTAATTAAAAACTTAAGATCTCGTATTCCAAACAATATTCATATTATGACAGGGAATGTTTCTTCGTACGAGGCATATAAAAATTTAATGGACTCTGGTGCAGACTCAGTAAGAGTTGGTATTGGTGGAGGGGCTGCCTGTATAACTAGAATTGTAACAGGTTTTGGGGTACCAGTTTTAGCGTCTGTTATGGACATATACAAGCATGTTCAAAACGATATAGTAAATGGAATAGTTTCTGATGGTGGTATTAAGGCAAATGGAGATATAGTTAAGGCTTTGGCAGCAGGGGCATCAGCAGTAATGATTGGCAGCATGTTTGCAGGGCATGAAGAATGTGATAGGCAAAGTGATGGTAGATTTTTATTTCGTGGTCTAGCATCTGAAAGTATTAAGTTAGATCCAGTTAATGGAATTGCCACAGGTGAAGAAATACATCATATTGAAGGCGTATCTGGCTATGTTGAAAATAAAGGTAGCATAAAAAAAACACTTATGGGCATAACTGATAATCTTAAAAGTGGCTTATCTTATTGTGGGTCAGAAGACTTAATATCATTTAAAAAAGATGTTAGTTTTATTCAAGTTTCTTCAGAATCTTTAAAGGAGTCTAGGAGTAGGATATAAATAAGTGCTATCACTAGCAATAAATTTGACAATCTTGTATCTATGGTATATAATTAAATTATAAAGAAAGAGAGATATTTATGTGGGATAAAATAGAAACGCTTGCTCCAGGAATTTTTGTTTATAGAAATAACATAAAACAAGAATTGGATATAATCAATAGGCTAGAAAATGTTTTAGATGATCTTGCACCATATGGTGAAATATCTAAAAATGGAAAACCATATCATTGGCTGCCAGCATATGTCGGGTATCAACAACTTATGCCAGAATATCGGGACTGTAATGATTTTAAATTTAAAAAAACAGATATAGAACATGATACTAGTGAAGAGTCAATAAAACTACAAGGAATTTGGCAAGACTGCTACGATCCTCAAAAAAAGGCAGTAGATGATTATTGTCAAAAATTTAATATTATGGAATTAAGATATTGGGAAGCATTTAATTATATTCGTTATCGCCCAGGACAACACTTTATGGAGCACCATGATCATGGATTTTCATATAATTGTACAGTTTCTTTAGTCTCATATTTTAATGATGACTATGAAGGTGGTGGACTTTATTTTAGGCTTCAAGGAATTACCTATCAACCAAAAGCAGGAGATACAGTAATTTTTCCTTCTAACTATATGTATCCTCATCAAGCATTACCTGTAATTTCTGGAACCAAGTATTCTCTTGTAACAATGTTAGATTATAGTAATAAATACCATAAACCAGAAATGTATCAGGAAACAGGAGAATGAGTACATTAGTATCTTTTATTTCAAACAGACCTGGGCTAACAAAACAAAGTAAGTCTGTTCCACTTCCAATAATCAAAACAATTCCAGATTGGTATAGAAAAGCAGATCGTTTTGCTAAAATGCCAAATGGAGAATACTATAAAGCAAATAGTCAAATATGTCCAGTAACAAAAGAAGGAACAACTGATGACTATGGAAAAATTCCTACATGGAAAGCATGTCCAGCAATTTTTGATATTATGGGTACTGGATATTCTTTAAACACTCCATGTGATTTAGAGTTTTTTATTAATGATTCTGGAACTATAGATTGCAAAGTATTAGATAAACAGTTTGAAGATTTTATTCAACAAAGAGCACCTATGGCACAATTTGTTACACCACATGGATATCATGATTATCATTTTGCATTTTGGGTGCATTGGAACATAGTACTTCCAGAAGGTTATAGCGCAATATATATGAGTCCAGCAAACAGATATGAACTTCCTTTTATAACTAGTCAAGGAATAGTTGATAATGATAGTGTCAATATCTCTGGAACTTTTCCATTTTGGGTTCGTAATAATTTTGTAGGAGTTGTTCCAGCAGGAACTCCATTTTCTCAGATAATTCCTTTTAAAAGAGAAGATTGGAAATCAGAAATAATTATTGAAGATTATAATAAAATGTATAAAAAAAATGTAAACAATTCTGAAAAATATCGTGTTCCAGATGGTGGAGTGTATAAAAATGAAATATGGAAGCAAAGGAAATATGAATGATAAATAGTTGGACAGATTTACCTAGACTAGAAATAGAGTCACAACGTTTATCCAATATAGATATTGGAAACGGTATAGTTGCAATTAATGCTGGCTATGGAATAAATATCTACCGCAATGCAATTAAAAAAGATGAATGTCAAAATATTATCAATAGTTTAGAAAATGAAATTGCTCTTAATATACCTGGCATTACTTGGCGTGGAGCACAGGTAAATGATACACAAGACAATGACTATGTAAGAAATTGTGTTGATCTTAAATATAAAAAAGAAGATTTGGGAGTAGGACTTCCACTTAATCAAACATTAAGTGCTGTACACGACAGTGTAGAAAAAAGTTTAGATCAATGTTTAAAACATTATGAAAGTTTATGGCATTTAAAAATGCACTATAAAGAAGCATTTAATTTTGTAAAATACAATCCAGGGAAATACTTTAAAATTCATGCAGACCATGGTCCGTATTATGCATGTACTATTTCTGCTGTAGCATACTTAAATGACAATTATATTGGTGGAGAGTTAAGTTTTGTAAGACAGGGATTAACAATTAAACCAGAAGCGGGAGATATTATTTTATGTCCTTCTAATTTTGTTTATGAACATGCATCACTTGAAATTATATCTGGAACAAAATATTGTGTTGTAATGATGACTGACTATAATGATTTACATCATCAACCAGAATCTTATGATTATAGTAGAATTTCTGTAGGAAAGTATTAAATGTCAGATATAACTGTATATAAAAGAAAAGGTCACAGAGTTAAACTTGAACAAACAAAAGTTCAAAGAGACTGGATGGATCAAACAACAGATCATCATGCATATAAATGTTTTCCAATGTCATTAGTAAATGGTATTGGATATTCAATTTCATTTTTAGATGATATAGAATTTGTTTGGGATGGTATTTCTGATAATTCTGAAGATCATGTTAAAATTATTAAATCTGGTTTTAATGTATGTAATCTTGCAAGAGGAAATGCAACTATTAGTTTTAATACTGAATTATGGTTTAAAACAGATGAAAACACAAGTCTTTTATCTATAGCACCACCTAATCATTTTATTGATGGAGTTATACCTTTTACAACATTAATATCAACATCATTTTATGAGTTCCCATTACCAGTAGCATGGAAAATAACAAAACCTAATCAAAATATTATAATTCCAGCAGGAACACCAATCATTACAGTAATACCAATTTCTTTAAAAGAGTTAACTCAAAGAAAATTAAATATTTATGATAAAACACATGATCCAGATGAAAATAAAAATAATCAAGAAAAACTTAAAGTGTTAATGAAAATGAGAAACGAGGGAGAATATCATACTCACTGGTACAGAGATGCGGTTAATTATAAAAATGAAAAACTAGGAGATCATGAATTAAAAAGCATTAAACTAGAAGTTAATGATTTTACTAGTGATAATTTTGGATTTAACAATGAATGAAGAACAACTATGGTTTAATAAAGAAAAAATAATACTAGAAAACAATGATAGTATTTTTATTAAAAAAATAAAAAACCATGAATTTAATTATATCAAAAATGAAAAAAATAATAAAATAGTTGAAATAAAAGATATTGTATCAAAAGATTTTTCTAAAATAATTATACAGAAATCTGAAGAAATGAATGGTTGGAAAAAAGTTGGATTTCATAAAGCAGAAGTTTTAGAACAAGTAAATAATGTTGGGGAAAAAAATGATATGTTTTCAAATTGTATAAAAGAATACATGGAAAATGTCAAGGCTATTTTCAATAAAATATACAATAAGCCTGTAATTTTTAAAAGTATATATATACAAAAATGGCCTCCAGGGTCATATGGATTGAAACATAACGATACTCATAATCTTGATGGTAGTCCAGGTTTTATAGACTGGAAACTTTCTGTTTTGTTATATTTGCATAGTGATTTTGTAGGTGGAAAATTAGAATTTCCTGATCATAACATTTCGATTGTTCCAAATCAAGGATCAGGATATTTTTTTGAAGGTGGTCCACAAAATGAACATCAAGTAACAACCATTGAAACTGGACTCAGATATACAATAGTTTCTTTTTGGGATTTTGAAGATTCTGTTTATGACAAAAATGATATTTTAACATTAAAAGAAAATGAAAAAAAATGGGCAGAATACATGAAGAATAAAAATTTACAAATAGTAGCAGAAAGTGATATAATTAAAAAATGAAACCTTTAGATGCAATTGAAGTAAAAAGAACTCCATCACTAACCCCGTCTGGGTTTTTTGGTAATGATAAAAATATGATTGTAGAGTTAGAGAACTTTATGACTCAAGAAGAAATAGACTTTTTAGAAAATGCAGCAAGAAATATAACTATTTGGGATGTTACAGAATCTCATATGAATGAAAATGGAATAGTTGTATATGATGCTAATTATTGGAAAGATAGGGTTTGCACAACCCCTTCTTTAAATAAAAATGATATATCAATTGCTCCAGTGCTTGAAAGATTGTTTGAAAGATTAAAGCCCATTATTGAAGAATTTTATAGTGTAAAAGTAAAACCAACTGGAACTACAATTGTCAGATGGCTCCCTGGACAATTTCAAAATCCACATGCCGACAAAGAACTTCATGAAGGACCAGATGCTGGACTGCCAAATGATTTTCCCAACTATGATCTTTCAAGTTTATTTTATTTAAATGATGATTACGAAGGTGGAGAGTTATACTTTCCATTACAAGGAGTACAGTTTAAACCTAAAAAAGGAGCAGCATATTTTTTCCCAGGTGATAAAAATTATATTCATGGTGTAACAGAAATTAAAAAAAGCATTAGGTATACCTGTCCATTTTTCTGGGAAATTTTAGAACATACAGGAGAAAGACAGCCATAATGAATAAAATTAGATATACAGAAGATATAGTTATATATGAAAATTTTTTAACTTTAGAAGATTCTACAAAAGTTATTCAAGTATTAAATAAACAATTTGAGTCTAAAAAACTATCATGGACTCCAATATCTTTTTATGAATCATATTCTTCTGTTTTACCACAAGATAATGATCCAGAACTAGAAGAGTTTGGACTTGCACCAACATTCTTTTCAGATTTAAAATCTAAAATTATAGATGCAGTTGCTTCAGTTCATGGACTAGATTCTAAAACTATTTCTCAGATTGGATATCATACTCAAAAATGGGAACCAGGAGCATATGCAAGAATTCATTCAGATAATACTGATGAGCATGGCAATACGGGTCCATTTGCAAGAAGTAGGTATGCTGCATTTTTATATTTAAATGATGACTTTGATGGGGGTCTTCTTAAGTTTCCTAAACAAGACTTAGAAATTCAACCAAAAACTGGGATGCTTGCTGCATTTGATGGTGGTTTTAACAATATGCATGAAGTTACATTAATTAAAAGTGGAGTAAGGTATACGCTAGGCTCTTTTTGGGATGATAGAGAAGAAGACTCCTATTCACAAGAAACAAGAGATCTTTGGGCTGAAGAAATGAAAAGAATAAGAGAAGCCCAATTAGTTGAAAAAACTGAGTGGCAAGACTTACTTAAGCAAGGCTGGAAAATAGATGAAGAAGGAAATAAATATAAAACTGAAGAGATTCCAGATGCTTGAAAAATTTAAAGAAAATCTTATAGCAAATAAATTTGCATTTGAAGAAGTTACAGACGAGATTATTTGGATTAAGAATTTTTTTACAAAAGATGATTTAAATTTTGTACTAAAAGCAATAGGTGAAGCAACTCAATCAGACTGGGAAATAGAATATATGGGTAATTTAAAAAACTTTTGCATGCAAAAATTTGGCAGAGACGATGTTGATAATCTTGTTGCTGAAGGAAAATTTGAAATTACACAAAACTGGGTAGATAAAAATTTAAATATACAACATCACAAAGAGTATAAAGTGTTTTATGAAAGACTTTTTAAAATGATTGATAGTTCAGACCCATCTTTAGTACTAAGTGGCGTTGCTACAATTCAAAGAATGCAGCCAGGAGTTGAGTTAAAGTCTCATACTGATCAACATACAGACCCTTCAATACGGTATGCAACAATTATTTATATAAATGACGACTACGTAGATGGAGAATTGTTTTTTCCAAAACTAAGTATATCTTTAAGACCAAAGCCAGGAGATTTATTATTTTTCCCAGGAGATGAAAATCATGAGCATGGAGTAAAACATGTAAAAGAAGGTCCAATAAGGTATGTTATAGTTGGTTTTATAAAAGAAAGAGATCATTACAAGAATAATAAATACTAAGGATGGAGTATAAAATGAAAAAAGAAGTATTGCATGAAATGGTTTACTACTATGAAGAAGGTGTTAAAAATTTTGATCAACTTATGAAAACTATTGATGAGTTGGATAAAATAGACAATCATGCGCCTTGGCTAAATTGGACTGCATCTAATGACAAAACCTTTATATATGGACAAACAAAAACATTTGATAAAAATCAAATAGATCAAATGGAAGAACCCTATAAGTCTAAAAT